TAGTAATGTTTAATTGGTGTTGAAGATCACTATCAGTATTCATAAGTCTAATGTCTATTGCATTACCTTCACCATAACATGACATGATCAATCTATTACATTTAACATCCCATTTATCAGGACTCTTAGCATGTTTATATACAGGATTTGAGTTTGGTCCCTCAAATCCTTTTACCCAAGGTGTATTTATATTCAAGTTTAACCAATTTTTCATTCTAATAATGTACCAAATGATCTACGTATCTCACGTAGTTCTTCAAAGTCCTTCTTCTTAGTTCCACCATCATATGCCCATGCATATCCTTCGGTAATCATCTGTTCATTCAATGAAAGATCAGCATCGCCAACGTAGAGCCAACCAAGAAGCCTACCATACTTCCCAACGCCACCCTTAAGTTCAGTTCTAATAGTGAGTTCATCATCTCCTTTAATTGC